CTGACTTCGCCGGCGTTTTTTGAACGTGCGCTTTTTCCGGTTGAACCTTTGTCGGCGTGATAGTTCCGTTTCTCTCTTGGTACTGGCTGTCCGCTTAACGCATAAGTAACGCTATTTCGCAGTAAGCCTGTATCAACGGCTTTCTTTTCCGTCAGATTCTGTTTTGCGTAACGTTCGACCATACCACCTATCGTTTCGAGTGCTTTCAGGATTGCTTCTTCTTCCGCATCCATGAGCCTTTCTGAATTGTCGGTTACAATTTTGCCTTCCATTAATTTTCTCCTGAAAAGAATTTTTTCCAATATGGATTTTCTTTATCAAAAATTTCTTTTTGTTTTTTTGTCATTTTTTCATAATCTCTAAAAAGATAAAATATGTTTTTTTTATCAAACGAAAATGCAAATTCGCCTATCTTTTCTGAATTGTACATCCACCATATTTTGTCCGCTGGCTCATGTTTTAACCAAACAATCATCTTATAATTCCTTTTTTGCCTTTCTTTTGTTCATCAACATTTGTGTTTATAAAACCGAGAAGCGTATCAAAATTTTCTACGTCTTTTGCAGAATCAACGTCTAATAAGTACACCGTTGTTTCATGTTGCATACCGCCATAAGTTCTTGATTGAGTCATGGCAAATCTCCATTTTAAATTTGCTTTAATACTTTCTTCGTTGTATCCAAGTGTTGTCCATCCATTCATATATGGTGATTGTAATTCTAAATATTGATATTCTTCATCTCCATATTCGCCTTTTATTCGTCTTACAACAGCGGCGTGTTCCCCTCCGGAAAGAATATATTCTTTGTTATACTCCATGTTTTTGAGAAGTTTAACAGCGCTTTTTTGTTCATTGCGCCCTTTTTCTTTTTCGCCTTTCATTCCGACGTCTAAAAGCATTTCACAAATTCTATAATCAGCGAAAAAATCTTGAGAGTCTCCGCCTCTGAAGTCTATAACGTCTATTCCTGCTTTATTTCCTGTGTAGCACAACGCAAGAGATTGGCAAGACCCTTTTGTCATATCACCGCCGGCAAGTTTTTGAATAATTTCGGTATCACTCAACTTGTTTTTCAAAACATTAGTTTTTTTGTAAACGATGTTTTTGTTATAAGCGTCAAGAAGAACAGAGTCCATATGATTAAAATGATTTTCAAAGTCTTTTTTAATTCTGTCGTATTCTTTTTTTGCTTTTTCAAACTCTTTTAAAATAACATCTTTTGTTTTTAATTGTTTTGCATATTCCAAATCTTCTTTAAAGGAATCGTATTTTGCAATTTGACTAATATACTTATTTTTTTCACTTTGAAGCCTTATAAAATATGATGGAGCGTCCTCACCAAACTTTTCTTGATATTCATTTTTCCATTTACGCCACGCCTCATATTCGGCTATGTTTGACCTATCAGGTCTATCATACCATTTGTCATAAGCCTTTTCAGCGTCTATCATTTCTTCTTCCAATTTATTAATTTTTTTATTGATTTCAGAAATGTCTTTTTCTGTAAAATTTGAAACCTCTGCGTAATTTCGTTTTAGTCTTTCAATCTCGTCTTCTCTAGTTTTATAATATTTTGAATTGTATTCAGCATTTGTAAACTCAATTTGTGCTTTTTTCAATTCGTCTTTTAAAGAAATGTATAGCGCATTTTTTCCTTCAAAATCATATTCTTTTTTCTCAAAAACATTTGCATTTTTTTCTTCATGCGTTCCTGCATTGTGCCATTCAGCCCATTCCTTATAAGTTATTCTATCGCTTATAATGTTTGCGTATTCCGGATAAAAAGCAACCATCGTGCATCGGCAATTGTAGACCTCTTCCGGTCTGCCATTCGGGTCGCCTGGGAACTGAAGACCGTTTGAAAAATATCTTGTAGTTCCTACACGTTCCCCATCCATGCGCTGATGTGAATCACGGGTTCTGCTATCAAGCGTTGCCATCCATTCTTTCTGCACTCGGATTCCTAAATCGCTTGCCCGTTTCATAGCGTCAAGTCTTCCACCGTTTTGGGCGCCTGTCATCATAGTTCGGGCGTTCCGGATTGAAGCCCGTCTGTCCATGTCGGTTACATTCCTTAAACCTTTTGCGATATCAGGAATGCTTTTCCCTTGAAGGATTCCCTGCATTATCTCGTTACGCAAGTGCTGAACGTTCCACTTTTTGTCTTTCGGAACGTCTACTTTGCGCTTCGGCAATATTTTTCTTCCGCCTTTTTCTAAACGTTCTACCGATTCACGGCTATACAGCGTAAAAGAAGTATCAATCTGTGTGCTTTGTTCAACATCATAAGTCTGATAGTTGAAATTCATAGCATAAACATCCGGCATATAGCCGTTCGCAACGCTCAAAGCGATTTGGTCAGCATGAACGAGGTCTTCCCCAAGTTCGTTTGCTATCTGATTAAGCCTTTCGGTTATAAAACTTTGACCTTTTCGCCAGTTGATATATTCTTCTTCGGTTATCTTTCCGCTTTCAAACTCTTTTCTTTTTATTTTGTCTTTTTCGTTGAAATCCTGACCTTTTTTTATAAATTTATCCCGTGCTTCCTCATAGGCCTGTTTATAAATGCGGTAGATTCTGTCTTCGAGTTCCTCAATCGTTTTGTCGGTTTCCCGTTCGGCGTAGTCCTTATTCCTCGTTTCTGCCATCGTTGTTCAGTTCTTCTTCGGTTTCTTCCTCGTTTTCCACATTAAATCTGCTCATATCGTCAGTTTCTTTGTTTTTTAAGACATCGTTAAGTTTGTCTATATCTCCAAGGATTGTAAGCACTTTTTCAGTAACGTAATCTTCGCCAAGGTAACTTGCTGACTGTAACACGGATGAGATTTCTTCTGCTTTATTCACAATGTAGGAACGTGTGAACGAGTATTTGTCTTCAATCCCTGCTAAATCCAAAATACGGTCGATGAACTCTCCCACACAATATTCAAAGTCGTCTGTTTTAGCATTCAACGGCTCGTATGATGCTTCAATCTGTGTAGCCGTGACCGCTCCATCGGCAATGTTGTAAACATTCAACGCCATAGCATCCGCATACAGGTCGTTTTCGAGCCGTTTGAGCAATGCTTCTCTGCTCTCGAACGGTGCATCAACCGTATGTGATTCCGCTTGTACAGCATCATCCATACGTACTGCATGCACGGTTTTCATGCGCTCGACAAACTTCGCAAGGTCTACATCATCCATTCCGCCGGCATTTGTAAGAGTCCAATAAACGATAGATGCTTCGTCCACCGTGTTAGCAAAACCGCTCTTGATAAGGTCGTAGCAGTCTATTTGTTCTCTCAAGCCTACAATCTCGGATTGATGATGAGTGTTCCCCCATAATGGAACAATTGGGAAACTTGGATAGTTTTCTTGGTCGTAAATCTGAACTCCCTCGACATCCGTCTCACGGTATTTCAGTTTGTATGCTCGTTTTTCCTTGAGCACTTCTCCGCTTTCTCTGTCTTCTCCATTTTCTTTCTTTTTTCTGTTCCAAATATAGTCGGTATATCCGTCTATTTCGTACAATGTCGCTCTCAAAGGCTTCTTCGAGTCAATCTGCCAATAGCGGATTCCGGCTTTCATTGAGCCGTCCTCTTCATCATAAAGCGGAATGAATTCAAGATATTCAAATACTTCCACGTGGTCAAGATTGAAGAATCCGAACGCCACGCCTTGAGTCAGCGCACTTTTCCCTAACTTCTGTAACTGCGTGTCAAACTGGAAATATTTTTTACCAAGTTTATCTTTCGTATCCTTTTTGTCCCAATTTACGCCGTTCCCTAGCAAAAACTGTGTTTCTTGAGTGACAAATCTGTGAAAGAAACGGTTTGCCATCTTAAAATTGGCGCTCCAATTATCCGGAACGGCTTTTCCGGACATAGTATAAAGCAGTTTTTGGTATCTCTCTATCGTTACGTTCCGGTGCTTACAATAAAGGTCTGCATCATGTGCTATTTTATAAAAGTCTGAATTCTGATGTTCAGCGATGGCTTTGCGAATAAAAGACATTCTGTCGTTTTCGTTTTCACCAACATTGAGTAAGTCCTGATATGTGAGCATTTATCCTCCTTTTCTCATAGCAAATACGGTCTCGGCTCGTCATTCTCGTTCAATCTTTCCGGTTTGTATAGCAATCTCGCCAAGCATGAGGCTGAATCCGGTGCATCATCGTGTTCTGCGTCTTCTGTATAGTCAAGAATCATGTTGAGGTATTCATCATCCGTTCCCTCTACTATCACGACATCAGGCCAAATTGCCTTTAGATAAGTAACGATTTTGATGTACTTATTCAGGCTCTCGTTGTAAGTAACAACCCTCATACCTAAATTCCGCATCTGCTTTGCTACCAAACCTTTGTCTGCGTTAAGTTCATTATACAATTTCGGGCATAAATTATCATTGTACATTTTAAGGATGTCCGCATAGCAGTTTTCAACGTGATTATTCCACACTTTGCCATACAGATAATACTTTCCATCGTGCTTTGACATGATGCTGAATGCGGTATAGTCTTCCCCGTAAAAAGCGCTGTCAACGTGAGCGATTCCGCCTTTAATATTTTCAATGCTTGCATCTATAACCTCCGGAAGCGTAAATATAACCTTTTCGCTTGCAATATGCTTCAATTCATAGTTTGCGGAAAACAAAGATGGTGACATTCGTTCCTTCAAAAATGCAATTTCTTCGTTGCTCATGAGTCCGGTGCTATAACAGTCGTATTTCACCGGATTCGGCATCAACGTAAAGCAATCGTCTTTGTGCCACGGCGTGCCGGTATTGATAAACCTACCGCCACGATTCTTGATGTTCTGCAATTCCATGTATGCAATTTTCGTCCGTTCACGCTCCGCTTGAGAAATGCGGTCATTCACGTTGACTATATCGTCTGTGACAACGATATCTGCGTGTTTACCTGTGATGGAAGTTCCGATACCAAGCCCAACGATTTGCGATGAGCCTTTTATTGTCGTGGCAAGATTGGTCTGTATTTCTGAACCGCTCTTCTTTAACAGTTTCAATTCTTGTCCATAAAGAATGCGCACCATCTCGTGCATACAGCCGGATTCAAGAATGTTTATGGTCTGTCTCGCTATTTCAACGACATCAGAGCCCGTTTTACGGAAATACAGCAACGTTTCGTTTGGAAAGATAATAGAGTGTATAGCGAAAAAAAGAGACAGTGTAGTCGTCTTAAAACTGCCTCTATGAGCCTGCAACGTTTGGTCTTCCGTTCCAAAAAGAAAACTTTTAAGCCATTCGTTATGCAGTTCTGTCAAATCATTGAAACCTACCCAATGCCCAATTTCAATTGGGTTATTCTTCAGCAGGTAAAGTATTTGCTCCTTTGAAGTACTCATCCATCGCCTTTACTGTATCGTCAATCGTGGTAGCGGATACCGCTATTTCTTGCTGTTCTTTCTGTCCAAGATACTGCTTTCCTAGCCATATCGCCATTGAACAGTTCGTCTCCGCCATTCTAAACTGTATTCTTCTCAAACTTATTTTACCGTCAGCTGACCACGTTTTAAAAGCCTCCGCAAAACTCATGTTGAATTCACGTTTGCAGTATCGTTCTATGGTATCTACTGAACATTTAAACCAAGAAGCAATTTCCTCTTCCGTGCATTGAATAGCGCAGAGTTTTTTAAATTGTTCTTTATCAATATCGATTCTCGGTCGTGCCATGTTATTACTCCTCAAATGTTACAGATTTTCTTTTCGCCGTTCTTTTTGGGTTTATTTGTGATTTTCCGTCTCGATGCTGTACCAAAGACGGATTCCAAACAAGGAAAGGTTTGTTTTCGCCCCAAGCATATCCAACAAGATAATCATAAGCAGTCGGATTTTTCCCTTTGTCCTTCGCTTTCCATTCCTCGTATTTATTACATACCTTTTCTGAAAAGCCTTTTGGGAAATATTCGCATAAATTACTGCAATATTCTCTTCCTTTTTTAAAATGAGGTTTTTTGTAAGTTTTCCCCAAATCGAAAAACTTTATGAGTATTTCAGGATATTCTTCAATAACCTCTTCTATTTTTTGCTTAAAGTTTGAAGTCAGGATTACATCGTCTTCCAGCAAAACGGCAGGTTGTCCTTTAACAATGTTTTTGCATACGTACAAATAAGAATCCATAGCGTTATGGAAAACATCGTCATAATAGACTATTGCTTCAGGTATATCCTTCAATATTTCTTTAACAAAATGCTCTCTTTCACGCACAGCCCTTATAACGTACAACATTATTTTTCAACCAAATCTCCTTGTCTTACGTAAACGACCTCACCACACTTCGGGCATACAAACTTGTAATAGCGTTCTTTTACCTGCCCAATTTCTTTCTGCTCTTCGCTAGCCTTATTTAAAGCCTGTTCTGACGTGATTTGTACTTCGGTCGCATTCTCCTCCGCCTGACGCTGTAAAAACTCCTCATACAGCTTCTGACGCTCTTCTGCGGTCATTTCAGGTTTGTCCTCTACCTCGAAATCCTCCATAGCAGGAATATCGTCAAAATCGACCTTTGGGAAGCCCAATTCTGAAAAATCGAAATCAAAATCAATCATGTCAATTTCGTGCATGAGTTCTTCATTGACCCATTCAGAAAACTCCGAAATTTTGTTATCAGCAATACGGTCTGCCTTAATTGCTTCAGGGTCTGCATGAGAAACGATACACGGAACTTCTGCCATGCCAAGTTTGATCGCTGCGCTGAACCTTGCATGTCCTTTTACAATAATTCCGTTTTCATCGATGACAAGCGGAACATTAAAACCGACTTTCGGAATGATTTTGCACAATAATTCAACGGTTTTGTCATTCTTTCTTGGATTTCGAACATACGGCTTAATTTCCGAAATCTTCTTCATCACAATCTTGTCTTCAACTTTAATTTCCATTTTCTTCTTTCTCCTTTTGTTCTTTCTGATATTTCAGCATTTCGCTTATTTGCTTTTCGGATACGGCAGACCTGCTATACTCTCCGTTTTCATACAGTTTTGCATAGCCTGTGATATATTTGAGCCTTACGAGTTCTTCTGCTTCGAGTCCTAATTCATTGCATACTTCTAAATCGGAAGCACCGTTCAAAAGCATCTCCATTACAATGTTTGACATACCCTGAACAGAATGTTTCCCCCTTGCACGATTGTGCCTTATGGTTGAAGCCATTAAATCGTTCATGGTCTTTCCCTTTAAAACAACACACGGCAACTTGCCTTCGCATGATGCGTAAATATCCTTGTATCTGCGCATGATGCTGTACCTGTGAAAACCGTCTACAATCACATACCGGTCTTTTTTCTCGTCATAGATTGTAACAACCGGCTGTGTATATCCGTCTTTCTTTACAGATGTATAAAGCAATTTCATTTCTAATGTAGCAACGCTGTTTGGGTTATAGTCGTTTGCATGAACTTTTTCAATTGGTATCCATACAACCTCGCTGATAGGTTGGTCTTTAATCATCTTTTACCTCTTTCTTTCTCAAATTACAACAATCTTCCGGATTTGGATTGAAGTATTGTTTCCAATAAAGATAATCCACATCGCAATCTTCACAGACTGAAACTTCCTTGAAACCTTTAATCCGCTCGATGTATCTTAATTTTCTTGCCAACGGCAGATGATGGTATCCACCGCTGAAATACGTATATTTTGAATAATCAATCTTAAACCATCGCTTAATCCATCCGTTCACTCGCAAGAATTCAACGATTGCTTTATCGATTCCAAGTTTGCTCAATTCTTCAGTATCCATAAATTCCGGAATAAACGGCGACACTCGAATAGCAACATCAAATCCTGCTTTTTGAAGTTTCAATATCGCTTTGATTCTCTCGGACGGCGGGCTTGCCTTTTCATACGCTCCGCATAGCCTGTCGTCCAAAGTCGTAACAGTAATCTGAATGTGAGCAAGGTCTTTGTTCATGATGCTCAAATATTCATCATCCGCCACCATCGCAGACTTTGTTACGATGAGATAGCCCACACCGGCTTTATTCAATTCCTGAATGGTCTTATACGTAATACGCTTTTCTTTTTCCAAAGGCATAAAACAATCTGTCATTCCGCCAAGTCTGACAATCGTGCCTTTCGGTATCTGCGATACAACCTTGCGTATCTCTTCAATATCGGATGTTTTCGGATTCTTCGGATTCCAAAACCCTCTGAACGATAGCAAACTCTTTGCATAGCAGTATTTGCAGTCGTGCTGACATCCGCATCCATAGGTATCAAGCCTTGTAGCGTAATGGCATTTTGAGCCCTCGTTTCCCTCGACCTCTTTATAGAATACAGACATTGCTATTCAAATTTTGACCTTAATGTCAGCACATAATCGTTCAGGTCGTTCCGGTTTAAAATTGTCGTTTCTTCTATTGCGTTTCCCATCGTCCAATATAAATGATTATTTAAGCAATAAACAATATATTCCTGTCCCCAAAAAACGATTTTAAAGCCTTTTTGACGAATAAACAAAACTGCCTTAACAAATTCTTCATCCGTTCCGACAACCGTTTTATAACGCACTATATACTCGTGACGATTGCGTTGAGCAGTCACGGCTCTCCTAAATCTTTGTTTGCCGATAAATTCTTCAAACTCTTTTTCTGACATCATTTTCTTTTATGTCCTTTCTGCGCCATGTTTATTGCCATGTTATGGTTTATTGTTCCGTCAATATCGTTTATGATGCACTCCCGTACATGGAGTTTGTACCAATCTTCTCCGTCTTGATTCTTCCAACGTTTTTTAAACAAATCCCAATATTCCGGTTTTACCAAATGCACTAGCAGATAATCCCGATATTCTTTCCAATCCTTGAACATGAACGGCAATTGTTTAGGCATAACATCATCTGTTTCCAAAGCATGGCTGAATGTACTCGTGCCGGCGACTCTTCGACAGAAACGGTTGTAGGTCTCCGGCTCAAACTCCTGAAGCCCACGGATATTATGCCAAGCCGTTTCATGAATGAGCGCAGAACATCTCATGTTCATTGCAGGCGTTCCGTACTTATATTGTCTATCGTACAGTTTGTTATAATCCCACTTGTTCTTCGCAATTGCCGTCCAAATATCGCTTGTTTTAAAGTCGTAAATCGGATAAAACTGACGGCACTTTCCACCGTACTCCATACTGCACCAAGTAATGCCCTTATACTTTGCTTTTTCGCCAACGATATGCAGTCTGCGTGCAGGGCTTTCGTCAATCCTCATTCCGCACAATACTGCGCTCCCCTTTTCATCTGATATAGCAATCTGAAGTTCCTTGTATATCTCATGGAAACGGTTTTCCTTATGCTCAAATTCTTTTATGGCAATATCTGCTTTTGGATGAATCCATAACTCCGGACATTTCTCATCCCAAACTCGCAAAAAGTTTTTCTGCGGGCTCAAACTGTTCGTGAAGTCAAAAGCGATTTGAAACCAATACGGTTTCACTTCCGGCATTCGCATGACAGACTCCATGTAGTCAACCGTACTTTGCCACTCCGCTTCTTGGTCTAGCCAAAATACCTTTAACGGAAGACGGTTTCTTTCTTTTGCCACCATGAGCGCAAGACGGAAAACAACGGTTGAATCCTTTCCACCGGACATTGCTACAATGACATCATCGTAATTGTCATATACAAATCTTATCCGGTCGAGTGCTTCCTCAAAAACATTATTCTCTTTGTATATCATTTTCAGCCCTTTCTTGATATTATTCTATCAAATAAAGCCTCTTTACAGAGGCTTAAATCTTAATTACAGATATTTTTTTACAGGAATGGCATTTAATTTCAATTGCTTTCAACGGTTTATCATCATTTAACTCAATCTTTTTAAACAATTTATGTCCACATTCAGGGCACAATACCCAATTAACTCTTTCTTTTTCCAAAGTTTTCCAACGCCTCCTTTATATGTTTCTCGTCTTTGTTCATGATGTTAGTTCCGGAGAACATCAGCGCATTATCTCCAAAGGCCTGCTTCGCAAATTCACCCAAATTCTTTTCACTCAAATTATATGCTAACGCTTGCCCGTATCCACTTCTGTACTTCGCTTTCGGGCAACGGCTATACCAGTCAAATCCAATTACTCGGAAGAACGCAGTATGCGTCAACGGGAAACTCATTCTCTTTAAGTCAAGCGGTTGGGTGCTAGATTTAATCTTCACAACGAGCATGTCAACGCTCCTCTCGTCACTATATCCCTGAACCGCATACAGATTGAACTTATAACCCATAGTTTCAAGTTCCATAATCGCACCAAGTAGTTTCTGCCCGTTTTCAATGATTCTCTTCGGACTTGTTCCGGCGCTACAAGTCATGTCGTAATAGACATCAATTACCTTGCACTTAATCGGCTTAATCTTCGTTTCCAACATGCTCTTCGGCAAACCCATCATCGCAAGCGGTACAATCGGCGCTCCGCCGGCTACGCTATTTTCAATGCGCATCCTTTTCTGCGTTCCAATCTTCCCAAGGTCTTTCATCTTCTCTTTCAGTTTCTCTACGGTCGGCTGATATCCAAACTCAAGTAAGTTCAACGCTTCTTCGTAAGTGCTAACGCCCTCCCAATCGAGTTCAAGCGTCTTCTTGCTTCTATCGGTGAAACAAGGGTCAGTTATCGGTCTTACTCGGCAATCTTCAACGACCGCTCTAGCAGATTCATATCTCTCAATAACGGCTTTCATCTTTCTGCTTCCAAAATCGATTTTCTTTTCAAACAACATTTCCTTTACCTCCTCTTCTTGTTTCCTCAAACTAGATTCTCTTCGCAAGTTTCTTCAACGCTTCAAAATACTTCGAATTATCTGTCATGGAAGCAACAATCATGTTCACGCTATCGCTAGACAAATCTTTAACAAGACACGTTTCCAACGCTTCTTCCGTATTCATGATTTTCAGCATTTTAGCAAGCCTACCAATTTCACGATATGAAACAATCGTGGATACGCCCGACCTCATGGCAGATTTACGGAAGTTACGGCAGAAGCCGGCAAGTTCCAAATCTCCCTCGGCAACGTTATTTTCAATCGCTTCGGAATAATCGACCTTAACAAAAGCAAATCGGTTCAGCGATGCACCGTCCAACTGATTCCTACCGACATATTCAAAGTCAGCACCGTGTCCGGATGTGTTACCTGCGGCGATTACTCGAAAGTTCGGATGTGCTTCAACATATCCAATCGGAGCAGGAAAATCAAAGTACCTATTCGCAATAGCGGAGTTCAAAATAACAAGTACCTCCGGAATGCTCGCATCCATTTCATCAAGGAAGAACAAACCGCCGTTTTTAAACGCCTTATAAAATGATGTCTCCTGATAGTGACCCATCGCATCAGTAAAGCCGGTCAACTTATATTCCTGTGTAACGGCGTTAGTGAAGTAGAAGTCCAAGCCAAGTGCTTCGGCTACTTGCTTACAAAGAACGTTCTTACCCGAACCGGCAGGACCCGCCAAGTAAACAGGCTCATTATTAGCGACAAACTTCAAAACCGTCTCGAACTTATCGTGCTGTACACCTTTCAGTTCAGCCTTTTTACCATCGACAACGGTCGTGATACGGCGCTCAATCGTTCCATATTCTTCTTTAATGAATGCACGCACCTTGTCCTCAACAGACCCCATGACAGCGGATTCGATTTTCTCGGCGTTCATCTTCGCAATCAGTTCAACGACCGCTTTTTCCAAAATCCCCATCGAATAGGCTACCTGTCCGTCAGTAACTTCAGCCGGTTTCGGTTCAACCGGCTTCTCTTCTTTTGAAGCCCAAGCGTCACCGCATAACTTTTCAAAACAACCGCTCTTCACAGAATCTTCAGGATTCTTGGCAATCCAGCTTCTTATGAAATTCTTAAATTCGGTAACATTTCCATCAAACGCCTTCAAAGCCTCATAGACCATTTTCTGATTCCAATCGTTCTTCGTGCGCAGAGATAATCCGGTCTGCACGTTATAGAACTTAATCAGCATTTCTATCACTTGAGAGTTAATTTTTTCTTCCATTTTTCTTGACCTCCTATGGGTTCTCTCGGTTTACCCAACTTTATTTTACTGCTTCCGTTCTCTTATGTCAACATTTTCTTTAATTTTTTTTAACTTTTTTTTATTTTGCATAAAAAAAGCAGATATCAAGTACCTGCTTTTAAGCGTAAAAATCAGAGAAACTATATTGTTTATTCGAACGACCTATGTCTTTTGCATAATCGGTCAATTTAATACTTGTGTAGTAGATGCCTTTTGCATCTCTTCCCTTATCAGGCAACTTTTTGCTTACCTCTCGGAAAAATTTTTTGGACGTCATTTCAAACTCGTTGTTATCTTTAGCCCATTTCGAATATATCCTGAACAGGTCACTCGATGGTATCTTATCCTTGCAATCATAATCGATAACCACACATTGCTCCAAGAATCCGGCTAACAAATCCATCTCCTGTTTATATTCTTTGACCGCATCCTGCACGCATTGTGGTTCCTTCAAACCGTCTTTCTGCCACTTGATACACCCTTCAACTGCCCAACGCATTATCTGTGGCATTTCCTTACGCAATTTGTACTTCAGCATCTTATCCACTTTCTCCGGCGGAATGTTGACCTCGAACGGTATCAGTTTGATTCTTCTCCAAATACCAAAATCTGTTCCACGGATGATAGGCTTATGATTCGTTGCAATCCATATCTTGAACTCCGGCATGTATTCAAACTCATCACCGTACAAAAAACGACATGTTACTTTTGAACCACCAGTCAATTGTTTCAATAATCCTTCATTCAAACGCACTCCCTCGGTCGGTTCTTCGGAAGTAACAAACCTTGCACTTTTCAAACGAGCGATGTCAGAATTTGCTCCATCGCTTCCCCATTTCTTCATCATGATAGTTTCAGGCTGTGCGTTTGATGCGTAACCGCCCATCATGTCGGCGATTACATCAAGGAACGTGCTTTTACCGTTATTGCCCATTCCATACAGGAAATAAGCGCATTGTTCACGGTTCGACCCCGTCAGGCTATACCCAACACATTTCTGTATGTACTCTTGCAGTTCTTTATTATGGTTCGTCACATCATCAAGGAACTTGAGCCATAACTCCGGCTTCTTACCGGAATTGTCATATTCTCCATATGCAATCTTCGACATCATGAAATTACTGTCATGCGGTATCAGTTCACCATTTCGCAGATTCACAATTCCATTCTGACAATTAATATAATCCGTATATGAATCGAACTCATCCAAACTTGCAGGGATTCCTTCAAGATGCTGTGCCTCTTTAATCATGGCATCTTTTCCTTTTGAACTAGCAGTTTTATTCGCCCACTTTAACATATCAACCTGCGTTTTCTCGTCCTGTTCGAGAATCGCTTCTTTCTTGATATCTTCACAGATTACATCCGCAAGTTTCTTTATCTCCGAGCCTTCATCAAGTCTCCACATCTTGCCATCCCAAAACATCCACTTCTTTCTGTTATATGAGTACCGGATAATCGTTCCAAACTTATCGATAAGCCTGTGAGCGTTCCCCGTGTCTGTCATGTCGTACTTCTTTTTCTGTTCTTCCTCGACTCCAAACTTCCCGTCTTGGAACATGGCAAACGTAAACTTTTTATCATCGTGTTTCTTCGGCTGATATACTTCGGTGCAATTCAATATCGCTTTTGCGACAGTTATTTGACCGTATGTGCTACTGCCACGCTTTTCATCCCATTTTTCACGATACAGACCACTCGACCTGAAAATCCTGTCCATCTGTTCCGCATTCTTCTGCGTCCAAAACGCCAATTGATTACAAAGCGCCAAATCTGCCTCACTTTGTGATGAGTAAACGCCTTCCCAATTTCCGCTATACAGAATGCTGAATAAATTACCGCTTTTGCTGTTTCTTGCTTTATCAACGACCTCATAATCATCCATCTCGACAAGTTCAACTTTATCGACCGGAACGACTTTCGGCGTTTCTGACGGCAAGTACTTGCTATGCAACATTTTTATGCTTTCGGTGCAATCCTTTATTTCACGATATTTTGCGTTATACAGATTACCTGTGCATATGAAATAACGACCGCTCGAATACATCTCAACATTTCCTTTTCGTCTAGCACCGGACGGCAATTCACCTTTACAGATGATGTGAAGTCCTGATGCGCTTTTTGAAATTTCCGCATACGACTGAAGCGTTTCGACAAATTCATCGCAGAAATCGACTTTATCAAGGCAATGGTCAAGGTCTACTCCGAAATAGCCATTCGCAAACATGAAACCCAAGCCATCAAAATGATATGTTTCACAAGCCTTACACGCCTGCTCGAACGTTCCCCACGTGTCGGAATTGTTCGATTGCGCATTTCTTCCGTTCTTTGGGCTTTTTGGTATCTTATCCGAGCCTACCCAGCAGACCCATTGTTTCAGCTTTTTTAGTTCATCCGGAATATTTTCAATTTTTGTTATCATGAGCGGTTTTCTCCAAACTTCTTTTTGAAATCTTCCATCGTTTTGTTCCCTTATCTTTTCTTGCTTTCAATTTCCCGTTTGCTATCCACGTTCGGACAGTTCGAACTTTCACACCTAAAACTTCGCTTGCTTCTCTAACAGAATACATTATGTTTTCAACTCCTTTCTCCTCCGGTAAATTGATTATAACACTTAAATAGTCAATATAAAGTTTAAATTTTTATAAATTTTTTGTCTTTTTTTAGCCCAACCTTTGTACATCCCGAAATTGTCTACAAAATCAATTACAGTTCCTTTTTGCTTCCCGTCCGCTTTTCTGCCCACACGCCCAGCAGACTGTGTGACGGTCGTTTCATCTTTCTCCGGCGTAGCAAAAACGACATAGCGCAGATTCGGAACGTCAAGACCTTCTTTAGCCAACTGATACGTGGCAAAGATACAATCCAACTCTCTGCCATTCAATTTGTTCAACGCTTCTTTCCGCTCCGCTCGTGCTTTCTTGTTAGTGCCAAGACTTGACAAACATATGCTTTTCCCGTTATATGCTTCATTCAGCTTTTCAAGATATTCAACTCTGTTCCCTAAAACAAGAACGGGCTTTTCCGGAAGTGAATTTATTCTGCCCAAAACATACGTGAAACGTTCTTCATTGTGAATCAAATCATCTACCAAACTTGCATAGTTTATAGTTCCGTCTCCTGCAAGAACTACATCCAAATTCGGCATATATCCGGTTTCATCCTGCACGACCTCAACCGGACATGTCGTTCCTGAAACAACCTCTTTAGGAACATCGATGACAATTTCTCCCAATAATGCAAACATGCTTTTCTCAAGACCGTCTGCCCTTTTCGGCGTAGCGGTCAGCCCAAATTTATATCGGCACGACAAATTTGTCAGCACTTTATAAAACTGCATAACCTGTGTCGGGCTTCCCACGCATTTATGGCATTCATCGACCACAACGACATCAAACGCATCACGATACTTTTCTAAATCAAGTTTGCACATCGTCTGCACGGTCGCAAACGTTATTATTCCCATGTTGACCTTTCCGCCGGTTATTGTTCCATAGTAGGAATAAGGAACGTTATAACAGGCTTTTGCACGGTTCATGCTTTGATTCAGTAAATCCTGTGTATGAGTAAGCCATAGGCATTTTCCTCCAATCTGTGCCACGACCTCAAGACCAGTCTGCGTTTTGCCACTTCCGCACGGCATGACAATGATTCCGCTTTTCTTTTTCAGGGCTTGTTCTACGGCGTTTTTCTGATAATCATATAATTTTATTCCCGAATTATAGAAACAACGCTGTATCGGCTTAAAAACGGGCTTAAACAGCGTTTTATCAGGATACAGCCGGAATAAATCACGTAAACATCCAAAAGGTAAAATGATTTTGTTCAAATCACGTTCGTACAGATAAATCTGCCTCGGTGTATTCCCAAGCCATTTCCCCATTCGCAGTTTTTTGATATATTCCGGATTATCTATCACAAGGTTTTCTTTTACCCATTTGCTCAATTCATGTGATGGATTCTCGACCACAATATTATTTCCAACGATAAACTGCACTTTTTTCCAAATCCACCTTTCCATCATGAACATCCCTGAATTCAACATACGGTATCAAATAAACTTCTTCTTTATATTTGACGGCAATAAACGGAGTACCGTTTCCTACTGAAAGCCATTTTTCAAAAGCCATAATTTGATTATCCTCAAGCCGGTTTATCTTAAAATATTTCTTTGAACTCGTCTTGCAGTCAAACGCATACGGGATGTTTCTCCGAACTGCCAAAACATCAAACGGCTGTGCGCCTCGTTTATCCGGCACAATAAAATGTACCCAAAAACCTCTCTTACGCAACATCTCGCAAAACTCTTCTTCAAATTCATTTCCAATTTTTTTATTGTTCATGCAAACCTCTCTATATGAAACAAGGGGCAATTTCTGCCCCTCGTTCCGGTATTAATATCCAAATCTGCTAAAACGGCAAATCTGAATCATCGAATGCAGGGGTGCTTCCCCCTTTGCCACTATTCGGCTCTTTCCACGGCTCAAGTTCATCTTGCTTTTCAGCCTTCAAGAAATACCTTACTTTTGCGGTTTTCTGCCCGTTATACTCGTCATGCTTTACGACACAAGCACCGACTTTACCAATCCAATTCCTCATGTCAAAATCTCCATCCGGAATGTCTTTGAATGAGTCAAAGAACTGTGTCAGGTTTCGGTTCGTGATTTCAGGTTTATCATCCAAAAACACGATGTAGTGATACAGCAACGAGTTATAGCCACTCACCTCGAACTGAAATGCAATCATGTCGTTTCCGGACATTGATACCGCTTTGTCCGCAGATTTAATGCGGATACGATGCGCACCCTCCGGAATAGGTTCAAACGTCTGTTCTTCTCTTTTGTAATCCCAAGCCATTATTTCTTACCTCCTCTTTCAAAGTTTACAAATTCGCTTGCTTTACAGAATTTACGATTATCAATTTGATTCTTCGCATAGATGTTTTGCGTAGCCTCAAGCAATATCATGTGTTCCTTGTCTTTATTGATTCGGATGTTTCCGACCACATCACACAAACCACAGATATTATCAACAATTTTCAAACTCATCTTCGGAATAATTTGTGAGTATGCAGTTCCATCCGGTGACGTTATTTGCCTTACGTCTTCCCAAGCCGTCCAAATAACGTTTACGCCAAGTGACTTCATGTACCTCAAACTGTTAACAAGTTTAAACTGCATGTATTGGTAGTCCGCCTGTGCCGGAACGCCTTTGTTCTTTCCTTTTGAGCCAAGGTCGGACAGGATGCACCTTTCAAGTTCCGAGATGTTATCAACTGCGATGTTTTCAAAATCGAGTTTTCCCTCTTGCTTCATCGCCGTCAATTCCGTCAGGATGTTTGTCCAATCATCAAACGTATTAATGTTATCAACCTTAACAATGTACATCCGGCTCGAATCGGTGACAACCTCTTTCTTTGCAATCGTTCCGCTTATCGTTCTGTCCACATCAAGGACAAGCGTCTTCCCTTTGCTCGCTTGAGCGATAAGCCCAATCGCCGTGCTTTTCCCTACCCCTGGAGGGCAGTAAAGCAAAGCCGTGTACGGCAAATCGTTCCGCACAATCTCATCAAGTTTTTCAAACTTCATATTTTCTCCTCTCTTATTCGACTTTTACAAAATCAGCATACTCTTTATTTGGGTCGTAATTAAGGCAAATCGGTGAATACTCACATCTCCTGCCCCAACATTTACAATGTGACGGATTCCTGTAAAGGTACTTGTCTTCAATTTCGGCGTTTTCCATTACGTCAGCCATCAATTCCAAATGCTTTTCAAACTCGGCAACCTCTTCATCCGTTCGAGTGACTTCAACGACCTTTATTTTTGTTCCGGTGTCTTCATCATACCACTTGCACATACGGTCAAAAAACTCTTCGTCAGTTTCGTTCTTTTTCTGTCTTATTGTAGGTTTCTTGACTATCGTGTACCACATTTTACGCACATTGTATCCGTACATGTAAGCAAGTATCTGTTCATCCCATTCAAGGTCGTATTCGTACTCTTCAAGATTATCGCTTCCGGTCGTTTTGTGTTCTACAAGGTATCCGTCTTCGGCAACTCCATCAACTCTGCCTACCAATACGTGTCCACGGTTACCAAACGGCTTTTCAAACCATTCTTCAACCGCCTTAACCTTGAACTTCGGATAGATGTATTTTTCATAAGCCAAAGCCATCGCAGATTCTTTGCTATAATCATCGATTAAGCAATAACCATCACGATAAATCTGTTCAATCTTTTCGTGGTAGTTAGAGCCTGTTACAAGAGCGTCAGGCTTTTGAACAGGTTCTAACTTCTCGATGTATTTGAACTTATAGGCAAACCGGCACGCTTCAAAGCATTTAAGCCTTGTTACAGATAGTTTCATCTTTGCCCTTTTTAAGGTCTTTCAATAAATCCTTCAATTCATCAAGTTGATCGATGAGTTCATCAACATCCGGACATCCATTTTTTTCCAACACATCCGCAACTTCGGAGATGTTTTTGAAGTCTTCAAAACATACCGGAACAAGCGCAACCATGTTCGCTTTGAACTCATTTTTAACTCTTGAATCAAGTTTTTCATAGATGGTATGAATTACAAAAAGTAAATCCGCACCAATTTCCGCAACATCGCCACTCGCCTGTAATTCCTTTAACGTACCTCTGTTAAAATCAACCTTTAGCATTTTCAAACCTCCTTTTTTTGTTTATTCTTTTCCAATGACTAAATAGATTTTTGCTTCCGTCAGTTTGCTCGGTTCTTGCAAACCGTTCTCAATTGAGTTAATCGTCTGCAACGATACTCCCACACGCCTAGCAAGTTCCTTTTGTGAGATGCTTTCTCTTGCACGATACTCAAGCATCTTCCGGATTAATTCGTCCTGTTCTTTGTTCAGCAATCTTTCAAACCTCCTTTCTACAATCTCTCTTTTTTCGGCTTTCTGCCTCTTCTCTTCGGAACGGGCTTTTGCGCACTTTCAAGATAGTAATAACCATCTTCAAGAGCGACAGCACCGGCTTCCTCGAAAAACCTTTGAGCGTTTGAACGTATCATATACGCTCTTGTATGTCCGATGCAATCTTCGCCAACATGCACGGCTTTCCCCTCTTTCAAAAGCCTTTCAACTTCCGGCTTTACCGCATCGAAATAATTTGTCCAAACAATTACCTTTTCCATGCAAACTCCTTTCTTCAAAAGTATTCCACAAGAAGTTCCGCAACTTCATCATCAGTAAACCCGTTCTTTTTGGCAATCCTTTCAATGTTTTCAAACGGGAATACGAAATTGCGTTCAGCTTCAAATTCTCTAATCAGCATGGCAAGTGCCATAACCCGATTTTCATCAGGTTTCAACTTTCTGCTTTTAACAATGCTCATTTCCGTCCTCCTATTTCTGCAAACTTCTTAATTTTCGAACGAGTTTCTTTGTATCTTTAACCTCCTTCAAAACCCGTCTTGCCATCGATATGTCGTCCGGCGTATAACCTTCAAGCGGTCTAAATGTTTCAATGCTTATCGGGATGCATTTGCCGTCTTCGGTTTTCTTCAAAAGACGTTTAGCCCACAAATAATCATCATGCAGACAGCTTCCGGTATCGCATACAAAATCTTCGATAACAAAGTCGGCTTCTTCAATAAGCCAATCAAGTTCAGACAAATCCTCGTCCACATCTTCTGAACAGGCATGTGCGATTCTCAATCTGAGTTCCCAAGCGCATGAGCGGTCGAGCATATCTGCCAATTCACGATTTAATAATTCCATTTTCGTCCTCCTTTGAAATCTTCTTTATCTCAAACCGTATGTCTTTATTTCTTCTTCAGTAAGTTCAAAACCATTCGCATCGTAATAATTGCCATCAATTTCATATACTTCAACGAATGTTCCAAAACAAGTTTTTACTCTTGCTTTCGGCTCGGTCTCTAATATTCTTTCTTTCACTTCTCTATATGTCATTTTCATGTCCTCCTTCGGAATCTTTATTTACAAGTTCATTATAGCGCCGTTTTTAGTAAAAATCAATACTTTTTTTAATTTTTTTTCATTTTTTTTAACTTTTTTTATAAAAAAAATGTAGATAAAACGTACATTTTAGAAAAGTCTGTATAGAGCAAAAAAATATAGACAGTTTTACTGAAATGTAGTCATTATGTACATTCCTTAAATTAAAAAGGCAAAAAGAGAAAATGTGAAAAATAGCAAAATTGTGTTATAATGACGATGTTGGGAAGTTTGCTTTTCTCACCAACCTCCTTTCTAATTTGATTTTGTTGACGCTAAAAGGACAACTTTGCAGGTTGTTCTTTTAGTTTGCAAAAAAAAGACAGTTGGTACGAACTGCCTTTTTTTCTTTTGGCCTGTAAAAGCCATGAAGTTTTGGAACAATTGCATTATACAACGTTTTAAAAAAGAGGGCAAATCAAATCTGCCCTCTTAATTTTCGCATCACACTTGCATACAATCTTGGCTCAACGATTGAAAGAGTAGACATGAGTTCATCCATAATCTCAAGCATTTCATATGTGCTCAAACTCTGAATAACTTCGCCAAATTCAGTATCGCTTTGGTATATCTCCGGAGCGAAACTGTAAGTCGGCGCTGGCACATTTTTTGTACACCCATCATCTTTTTCTTTCTCTGCAATGTGGTCAAGAATGGTGTAGAATGATGCAAGTTTTAAGCAAGTTTTTGCATCAGGATTGCGTGTTCCCTGACATTCAGCAATCGCTTCGTGAAGTTCTTTTTCTGTTATCAAGGAACATCACCTCCCTACATGCTTTCAACTTTTGAAATGAGTCTCTGAATGTCTTGCTTTACTTGTTCAGGCGCTTCTTCCATTAAACTTTCAAGCTGTTCAATCATATCTTCATTTCCGTATGAATAACCGGCAGAAGAATATCTGCCCATTGAGTCACGTTTCACATTTCTGCCACGTCCTCTTGCGTAAGACCTCATGGAATTTCCATCGTATCTGTTACCGCCACGATAAGGCTGACCGTCTCTTGCGTATGTGTAATTTCCACCTGCCATGCTGTATTCGCCACCTTCTTCAGCAGTTTCAATAATCTTGCACAGATTCTTTATTGTGTGGGCAAGTTTGTCAACTACTTCCAAAGAACCGGTAGACATTTCACCTTTGCGACCGTATTCCTCAAGTTCCTTCATCAACTGTTCTTTTAATTCGTAAATTTCGTGCATTTTAAACCTCCTAGGCAATCCTTGCAATTGTCAAGTTTGCATTCTGCACCTCGATTATCGGAGCAGGAACGACCGCAGGGTCTGCCGTAGCCGGAACGGATTCCACGCCTAAACTGAAACAGCAACATTTTGGTACTTTGATAATCGCAGTACTCGTTACGTTTCCGTATGTATCGACAGCCGTTGGTGTAAAAATCGCTCTGCTCGTTAATCTCGGCTCACCATTCACAGTAAGCGCAACGGCAATTGGAGTTACCGTTCCGCCCTCCGGAATAGCAACGTTTCCGTTGAAAGTTACCTGATAATGAGCGTAGCAATTGCAGTTATTGCCGTTAGCGCCTCGCAGAATAAAATTCCCTGTTTCATCTTCGTGATAGACATAACCACGATTGCAAGGAATAGATGCTCTAAACAATATTGGAGAATTTAAAGAAACTTCCTGAATATCGTTATACAAAAATTCGCAAGCCATACATCACCTCTTAAAAGTTACCGTTGCAACCGCATCCGCAACCCGTGTTGTAATTATTCGGGCAAGTGAAAATCGGCTGTGAACCGTAAACCGGCATAGTAGGAACTGGGCAATCTCTCAATCTGTTATACATTGCGTCGATTTCCGCAACCTGACCTGCACGAATCTGCGCAGTCTGTGCAACCTGTGAAGCGTTAAGATTTGCCATAGTCAACTGTCTTTCAAGGTCGGCAATTTTTTCGTTCTTCGCATCAATCTTGTCGGAGCATAGCTGGTCAAGGATTCTCTGCGTGTTTGCGGTCTGATTCGTGATTACATCACGGATACCATCGCTGATGGCAGAACGGTCTGCACAGTTTTCGGTAGCGATTGTGTACTTCAGGTCCGCAGTACCGAGCCTGTTTTCACAGCAACAGTTCGCAAACTGTGTCGCAAGAGAATTGAAGCCCTGCGTCATAGCGGTCTGATTTGCAAAAGCGGTCTGCATATTTGCAATCTGTCTTGCGTTAGCGCCCTGCTCAACTCCTGCAAAGCCGTTACATAACTGCGTTGAGATATCGCCAATACCGTCACGGATGGAAGCGATGTTTGTATTCAGCATTTGGTCTCTGAAACCATCGTTGATAGTTTCAGTCTGATTCATCCAAGGATACAGGCTACCAACACTGCCAGCACCACCGCCATAGCCGTTGCCGAAGCCATTGCCCCAACCACCTGCAAGGATAATGAAAAGCAGAATAATCCACCAACCGTCACCGCCAAAGCCATTACCAAAACCGTTTCCGCCTCCGCCGTACATCGGCGCAACTGGCATAATCATTCCGCTTCCGTTTTCGTCTGTTAAAGCCATAATTAAAAAGTCCTTTCTTTCAAAGTTTTATTTCGTTACTTGTGCACCAGTATTGAAACCTAATTAACAAAAACCTTCTTTTTCGTTACTTAAAGCCGAGTATTCGTGCAAAAGCGTTTGCCTTTTGCACAGCCTCGTTATATTGAGCCTGTGTGATTTTACCGCTGTTCAGCATCTGCTGAATCTGCTGTTTTGGGTCACCGGAAAACGTATTTCGGAATTGATTAAATTGCTTTATCATTTCCGAATACTGATTTTTGTTTCCGTATTGATTAAAAAGGTAGTTCGCCATCAGTCAACCTCTCTTTTTGTTTTTCTTTTTCCAACGTTTTCATGATTTCAGATTTGAAGTTTTCAAACTCATCCTTCGTAACAAAGTCAGAAGCGTTTTTAAGCCCATTTGAGCCCGTCTGCGAGCCGTTTTCCCTGATGGTATAGTCTAATACCTTTATTGAAGGCATACCGCTTGAATCGGCTGATTTCAAATAAATTACATTGTTCTCACTATCCCACAACTGCACCGTGTTATTCGGTGCAACAAGGTATGATTTCGCACCTGCTTCGCCCTGCACCCAAATAATTCCGTTCCCCTGCGGTTGCGGTTGCATCTGTTGAGGATAATACATTTGCTGATAGTTCATAGGAAAACCGTTGTTATAAGCCATAAATTATTCCTTTCTGTACCAATAATATTGCGGTAACTCATCGCTTGAATCCCAACTGTCGTATAAATCGCCGTCCACTACCGTAGCAACGTGACCTCCGAAGCCAAGGACAAAAGTTCCTCTCGGATGGTCTCTGCAAAAATCTCTCACGGTATAGCAATCAGGGCATGTGTTTGGAATGGCTTTCCGGTAAAACTCATTCTGCCGTAAAACAGCACCCCATACAGAATCGCTTGAAGGCATGTCACCCATGTTATACCCGTTCAAGGTTATCAACGTATACGCAGTTTCCCAATCGGTTTTAAGTGCTTTTGCGATTGCTCTTACTGCACAATCCCCGACTTTTCTGCCAACTGGGTTTGGGTTATATTCTATCCACATCTTGTCTTCATGATAAAACGAAAAACGCACCCTGACGATGTTGCCAAAGTGCGTTTTTCGTGCATTCTTATTGCAGGAGGAGATAATATGGTATTTCAACTCATGTGTTTGAAAAGTCTTTCGGACTGTTTATAAATGATTGCTTTAACTTGTCTAACAGACATATCGAACTCTTCAGCCAAATCTTCAAATTTGATACCGTCAAGAAGTCTTCTTTTTAACAGCTTCCGGTCTCTTTCGCTGAATATCCATTCGTCTATCAGTTTCTCCCAATAGCCTCTTGGAAGTTCGTAGTCCTCAATCATCTCTTTTTTCTTCTGCCTTTTGTTTTTCCGCTTTTCCTAGTCCTGACTCTGCGCTTCCTCGTGTATGTCACTCGTTGTGCCATGTGTTACCTCGTTTGAATCTCCAATAATATTCAAGCCTTCACCGTCCTGAACAAAAGTTCTTGTGACGGTTTCGCTTTCATAATCGTATTGATTCCAAGCATATAGCCAAGCCAAGTTCGTTAAAAGATTGATAATAACTGAAATTATCAAGGCAATAATAAGTCTTTTAATGTGTCGTTCCGAACGTGCCTGTGCTGACTCGAATGCAACGTATGGAATAGTTTTGATGTTTGCTTTCTCCATGTTCTCCTTTTCCCTTATTTGTTTTGAAGACGTTTTGACTTCAATTCTTCATACATTTTATCTCCGGAATGATTACCGTGCAATTGCTTGTATACCTTATGAGTGAGTTCGATATCCTCCCAATCACTTACAGGGATATTGTCTTTGTCCCCATATTCATCATAATATCCTTTAATTTCTTTGCGTAACAGAATCGCCATACCATCCACAAGAGCATCAACAAGACCATTTTCGAGTTCCTGTTTCTTTTTCTTGTTGTTTATAAGTGTCTTTAACCATGTGACCAAAGCACCAATAACGATACCGACCAAGGTTGTATAAATTGGCATAAAATATTGGCTCATATCATTTTTACCTCCTCATATTCTCATACCCATTTTTTTATCAATTCGTTTATCTGTTTTATCGTTTCTTTGAGTTCCTCGTTCTCTTTTCGCAAGTCTGACTCTGCCGGAATAAACACAACTCTGCCCCTAACTCCGGCGATGTATTTATTGTCCTCAATTTCATACCAATCATAACCGTTCGAATGTTTCACATGGAACACATTATAGAAACCTGCTTTAGCAACTCCGACAATGTTATTATCGTTGTCACGGATGTTCTGCTCGTCTGTAAGCACATGAATTTGGTCACGTGTTTTGTCTTCTTTGACAGGCTCGATTCCTTCAGGGGCTACAAGAACATATTCAGGTAAGCCTCCTACTCGCTGACTTTCTTCATACAATGTTGCCTCATGATAGAAGCGATACGGATAATTCTGCGACATGAAGTCGCTGACTTCCTGTAACGTATTCAGACCGTCTCTTGTATCATACTGTCCTTCATACATTGCAGTTCCATGGATGCCTGTGTACCAAGAACATCCAAGATACGGCTCGCCCTCTTTTATATCGATTACTGTTGCAACATGAACGTTATCAACCCATTCGACAATATCACCTTTTTTAATTTCACATGAGCCATACGGAACGGCTTTCCAACCATTTACAAGTACCCTATCCCATTTTGACGCTGATACAATTCTGCTCACAGGATACGGCAGATGATGGATGTATGCGAATGCTACCGCAAGTGTTGTGCAGTTCGCAAGGCAATTCTCTATCGTTGCATTAGGATTGTATGAATAATTCCAGCAATAATCGTGGTACTTGCCGTTATAGACAAAATCCTCGATATTGTACTTACCCATTTAAACCTACATCCTTGTTATTTATGTCAGAATCAATGATTTCCTTGTCTTTGAAGAACGTCTTTGATGCAGAGTTCAACATAAAGGAAATGAACGTAGCCAAGGCGGTCATGGTACCTGCAACTGCTTTTACGGTATCGGTCGGAAAGTGCCAAAGTTCACCGCATGTGATGATGAACGTTGCACCTCCTGTCAGAATCGGAATAACGATGTTTTTCAGAATGTCGTAAGTTTTGCTGTCCATTTTCATGTCAATTCCTCCTAAACAAATTATATACTTAAATTATTACGGATAAAATTCAGATTGCTGAAAAAATCGCTTTCTTCGCATCTGCTTTTATCAATCCACCAAATAAAATCTCCACCATAATATTGCCAATAATTCGAGTTTACATTATTAAGTCTTAATCTTAATTTTCCCTCATAACCAGCGGTTTGAGTATTTAAAATAGTATCTGTTGTAACCGTAAAGTCATTAGTATATGCAATTTGATATCTATTTCTTACTCCATATTCGGCATCAATGCTTGGCAAATCATCGTTCGTTGTATAAAAGTAAGTATAACTATTACCTGTTGAAGACCCTGCGCTTTTTCGCCTAGTTCTCCCTACAAGTTTAAAGAACGGATAGTTTTCTGCCTCAACATATTGTAGGTCACCGTCTGCATTAGAATTGCTGTAAGTCAAAGTAAGTGGGTCTTTCCACGTTACCTCGGCAAACAAATATGGAGTCCTCCAAATATTATCAATTTTAAGTAATGGAACGCCCTTCTTCCAAATCCCATTTTCTTTGACCCAAATAGGATATTTTTCTGTTTTTACTGGCCCTCCTACAAAAATACCAGTACCCTCTTTTGGATAAAACGTATTGCCCACTCTATCATAGAAACCAAGTACGTTATCAGAGTTCCTTTTCGCCGGAACTAAATCACGCACAAGGTTTCCCTGCTCATAATACTTCCAATAGTATATTCTGTCGACTGCGGAAAACTGACTGTTTCGATAGTCCTCAAAAAGCCTTATATTCGTTGCAGTTCCATGCGTAGTGTAATTATAGTTTTTCAGTTCAAGACCATTCACCGAAAAACTTATGTTGCCTGTCGAGTGTGTATAAACGAAGTCTATCTCCTGTTTTCCTGCTCCAAAAAGAGTAAAAACCTGATTTGAATTTCCCCCGTTTAAATAAATCCTCCACGTATAATTGCTGTCGCTTGAGGTTTCTATATTGCTTGTAAAAGAACCACTTCCATATGTTCCCCATACAAAACTACGAGTAGACAAATTGGAAAGTACCTTTGAATATCCTGCCTTGATCTCGTGGTCTTTCGTAAAATCCCAAGCCTTATTTGTAGTAATGTAAGAAGCACCACTATGCTCTATATACTCTAATTGTGTATATCCACTTGGCAACATTTTTAGTCCTCATACATGATATAAATATCGCCGTTGCTTCCAAGGCTTGAAGACGGCTCGGCAGTCCCGTAATATACGGCAGTCGCATTGATATTAGCGGTTACGTTCGTAGCCTGATTCGCAGAAAACGTTGCTACATTAGTTCCATTTCTTTGAATGGTCAAAACACCATTGTTAGCGCCTCCGCCTCCATGTGAGTCAATATAATTCTTAATCTTTCCCCACAGATAGGACAGACCTGCTTCGTCCAAAAACTTTCTTGCCATAGATTACCTCCTATGAAGCAACGATTGTATCAATTTCGCTATTTGTAATAGCAACCATTTCAGTTCCTATTTTTTCAACGATGGTATCACTTAAAACCTTTGCCGAAATTAACGACCCCGTTGTGCTAGTACCTGCCGAAGCGGTTGATTGAGTCATGCTTGAATACTGGGTATTTGTATTTTTGCCTACTATTTCCCACTTTGCATCTGTATATAAAAACGCTACTAGGTCGCCTGCTCTCCATCCATAAGTTTCGCCAGCCATGCTAGGTCTCAATTCCTGACCCTGCGTATATATGTAAGCACCGCCTTTTTCGTTCACTTCCAAAGCAACGACAGTAGCCGTGGTCAGTTGGCTTGACGCATATTTCATCCTTAACACAACAAGATTGCCTTGTGCATTAGCGTAATTAGTGCCGTTATAAAGAGTCGCTTTAAATTTTTTTGAGTTTGTATCCATGGTGTTACAAACTCCTGTAAAAACTCTTTGAGCCGAAGGAACTTCAGCAGGGATTGTCGGTTTGTTAGCAATATAAGCATCAGAAGCCGTATCGGTTACAGACCAGTCTGCCTGAACATTGACTTCTGCGCCTTCTGCAATTCCTGACAGCTTTGTCTTTTCGGCGGTAGTATAGTCGTTAGTTGATAAGCCTTTTCCGCTCACTTTATCGACCTTGTTTCCAAGCGCCGTATTTATTACTTTATTCTGAACAGCATTCGTACTCGTGGATGAAAGTGCGCTATCAACCGTTGCACCTTCCGGAATTGTAGGTTTATTTTTGATGTAAGCGTCAGAGGATGTATCGGTCACATTCCAGTCAGCTTGAACATTCACTTCCGCTCCTGAAGCAATGCCAGCAAGTTTATTTTTTTCTGTTGTCGTATAGTCGTTTGCCGAAAGACCTTTCCCCGTAACTTTATCAACTTTTCCGTCAAGCGCCGTATTCATGGCACTCGTAGTAGCGTATGCTGATAAATCGACAGTACCGCTTAAAACATCCCAAGCCGAGCCTGTCCACACAACGTTGTCACCTGCTTTTACTCCGTGGCTCGCATCGGCAGTTTCAACATTGTAGACATCACCTATTACAAGCCCTGAAGACGGCAAATCTGCATAAGTAGAAACAGTTCCCTTATACTTATAAACGCTTGAAATATCTGTTTTTAACGCATAATTTGAAAGGTCGGTTTTTAAAGCAAAAAGGTTTTTAATCTTTTGCCAAAAATACAATACTCCATCACCGTCTAAATAACTTTTTGCCATCCTTTTCTCCTATTTAAGCATTTGCTCAAGTTCAGTATTCGTGAGAACATTCAAATTCAATTCAGGGAACGTTTTATCGCCTTGCAATGTAACGCCCTCGATTTTAGGCTTGTTTATCATCTCATTATAATCGTTGCTTACAATGATAGTGCCTCCGCCTCCACCATAAGCCAAATCGGAAGTAAACTCAAACTCTTCTTCCTGAATGCTTGCGGTTTCCGTTTCAGCACCGTTTGTTTCGAAAGTAACCTCGTTTTCTGCCGTTTCAAAATTGATGGTCTGTCCTTCGACCCCAAAAACTATCTTTTCACTTTTTATTTCAAAGTTTAAATCGCTCATAACGAAATTGCCTCATCGTGCAGATTTTTATCAATCTGTAACTCTATTATGTTTGTGGCAACTCTCGTAGTTCCTTTTATGATGTTCAACTGAACCTCTGCAAAGATGAACATGTTATCCGCAACTAACTGTCCTGTTTCAGCTTGAGTGAAAAGAACGGAGAATTGCCTGTTCTGAATATTTTGTGCCTGAATTGTCTTTTCAATTACAACATTTCCCTGCTTTAATGTGAGGATTACATAGTCATAATCAACATCATCAGGAAGTTTGCAGGTCAATGTCGGTGTTGTCCATTTAATCATAGCGTTTCCTCCTCTTTCATTTTACATCACAGCGTACAAGGAATAATAAACATCGTAAGAGGTTGAGGACGGCTGGATAGTCAAAGTTTCTTCACTTACAGTCATTGTAACTCCGGCATTCGATGAAGCATACAAATTTCCTGCCTGCAGAGCGCCATCGTTTTCCGTTCTCGCAAACATCCTTGCTCTAAATCCTCTTACCGCTCCGGATGAAATTGTAATCTCACGAGTGAACAAAAGATAAATCTGATGCTGGCTTAAATCTATCGAAACAGTTTCCGCATTTGAGCCAGCTAAAAAGCCTGATTCGATCAATTCAAAGCCTGCCGTTTCGTTGCTTTGTTGTCCTATGTTTCCAAATTGCATATTTACGCTCATGATATAACCTCTCCGCTTACCGAAGTAATGTTTTCGCTTATCTTTTGCACCCCGTCAAAGGTATGATTCAGAATATATGAATTTAATACAGTTCCATCTCTTAAAGTTAAAGTGAACGCATCCCCTGCTTCAAGGAACGGAAGACCTCTTAAATCCATTTCAACGGGGGTAAAATTGACTGCATTTATATGAGGAACAAAAAGCCTGCCTAAAACAAAATTAACAATAGAAGTAATGCTTTCATAGTATCCTCCCTCTACCCATCTTGAACCGTTGTGATAATAAAAGTAGTCTTTTTTAAATCCGTTTTCATCGCCTGCGTATTTATAAAAAATATTTTTGTTTGTCATTTTGGAATAAGATGTTGCTTTTAAAACAGTAAAGTTTATTGATTCTAACATTTTATTTCCTGTTAAGTCATAAACGGATTTTGAATTTTGGTCGATAACGTATTCTCCGTTTGCAATTTGACCAGTATCAGGATTCGTAAAAGTGTATCTTATTGTGCCTATGGGATTTACATCATATTCATCCCACCATACAGAATTTTCTATATCTGACAAAGTTAGCTGATATGGAGTTTCATTATTTAAAGACTCCATGCTTAAAGAACCATCACGTTCAGAATGAACAAACGCTCCATTCAACTCAGCCATTCCGTTTAACAAATCTCTGTTCGAAAACGCATTTGAAAAAGCGTACATTTTTGAATAAAAAGTTTTAGGTATTGACGGCTTTTTATATGCAAACGCATTGTCTATAAGCAGAGTGCTTTTAATTCTTAAATTTCCAAAATCGTTTTGACCAGTACTTCTGTAACACTTCAAAGTTCCGTTTGCTTTAAACCCCTCTATTAAAATCTCTCCAATTCTGTCGTATACGTTATCATTCAAAGTCCTCTGCTTATACAGGCAAACCTTGAACGGGCTTCCATCGTTAAGACCTTTAAACCAGCCAAATTGAATTGTATATCTTTTTGAATCTTCATAATAAACTGGTATAAATTTGTTTGTTTCAAAATTGAATGGCTGATAAAATATATAATTTGTAGTATCAGTAGTTATATCTTCTCTTCTGTCTACTGGGGCAAAAAGCATTGGGTTTGTTTTTCGGAGAACGTCTTCGTTGTTTGAATAATTTTTCTTGCCTGATTCATTGTAGGTTAAATCAAGCTCCAAATTATTCAAAAGCCTTACAACCTCCATTCCCATATTTTCATAAGAGGTTTCTCCAACCTCTTCAAATTCTAATTTATAGCCTTTAATTTCAGATATATCTGCATAAAACGCAGTTCTTATTTCAGACCCTTTTATGACAGTTCCTGTTTCGTCATAAAAATCAAGATGATATGCGTATTTGTTTTTATCATAAAGAAGTCCAGTTCCAACAAAATACGCTCCTCCTGTATACTCCCCTGGAGAATATTCCTCAAATTCAGAAATATTATTTGTTAAATAAGCGCTCATTGAGGATATAGGAACAAAAACTTCAGGCTTAATAGACAGTCTGTTTTGCATAAAGGTCGGAGACGACAAATTGTTTTTTAAAAGTGAATAGCCAATCACTCTTCTATGCGTAACATCGTCATGATTTCTTGGACATTTGTCTACAATAAAAGTTCCATATGGTATCGAATACCACTCACCGTAAGTTCCTTGAAGATTTGCAGGTACTTTAAACTCCATAGAGCATTCTATTGTTTTATCAATGATGTTTTCTACTCCTACCGTTTCAAACTCGATTACAGAAGCCTCTGCAAGCCCAAAACGGAAAACATCATTACTACACACAGATTCTGTAAAGGATACTGATTCAAAAACTATATTTTCGTTTGTGATGTCCACTCTTTCTCCGTTGGGAAAATGCACCCTGAAGTTTTTGAGTGTAGCATCATTCTTTATTACGGCTTGAATTTCTGACGGAATATTAAGCATTTTAAACCTCCTCGATTTCAAGAATAGTTTTGTTTACAACCGGTCTTCCGTTTACGATGCTGTTTCCGAAAACGGTTTTTGCAGTAATATCGATTCTGACTTTAATAGTTTTGAATTCATGAGTGTTATTCACATATAAAGACAAGAACCAGTACCCATCAACACATTTTCTTCTTACTACATCTAAAAAGTCACTATGTTCAACTTCTCTTGTAAACACAAGTTCAACTTTGCCCTTGACCCTCGTGCGAACAACCGTTGTATGAATAACGCTGTTAGCGTCTTTCCAAGATACAGTTTCATCTTCTTGAGAAACATCATATGTTCTTCGGTTGACATAATCGCTGAAGTCATATTCTCCAATCTTGAAAATAGTTATCATAATGCGCTGTATCCTTTCGCCTTTTCAAAGTTTATCGCCTGTTTACGCACCACTCTGAACATCTGATTCGCATCTCCCTCAAGAGTGACATTAAGACCGTTATTTGCAATCTGTTGAAGCAGAGATATTACCACGCTCAAATCTGTGCCTCCGGTAGCCGGCTGTGTATCATAAGAGAAGTTACCGCTATTGTATCCGCTTGAAGCGATATCAGGAATTTCTGACATAGCGTCAAAAACACTTCCCTCATTCAGCTTGATACCTTCGGCAATACCTTCAGGTATCCATTTACCGATTTCATCTCGCATCAGTTTTGATGGAGAACCAATTTTGAAGAAACTTTTAATTCCTGAAAAAGCGCTTTTCGCAAACCCCTTTAGCGTGTCGCCAATAGCGCTTCCTACTGATTTAATACCTTCGACAATACCATTTATGATGTCTCTACCAAGACTTGACCATGAGAAACCTTTTTTGAATGTATCAAAGACGTTTTTACCAATGTTCCTGATGATTTCAACCGGTGCTGTTGCCAAAGCCTTTAAACCATTGCCAATCAGCGTGATGATTTTGCCACCTAAATCGAGCCAGTTTATTGCCTGTACCACATCGATTATGGCTTGGAATATCGCCCCTGCATTTTCAACGATTACAGGAATGTTATCAATCAAGCCTTTGCCTAAAGTTACGATGATGTTAAAACCTGCCTCAAGCAGTTTCGGTGCATTATCGTTTATAAGCCCAGCAATATTGGAAATGATTAAAGGAACATACTCTATCAGGCTCGGCAACGCTTCAACGATACCGTTCACGATGTTCATAAGTAACTGAATACCTGAATCAACGAGAACACCAAAGTTTTCTCTCAACCCTTCCACAAAGGATAGAAGCATCGGAAGACCCTGCTCCGCCAGCTTCGGTATTGCTTCCTGCAATCCCTCACCTATGGAAGCCATCATTTCTGTTCCATAAGCCATAACATCAGGTATCTTTTGGAATATAAAAGTGCCAATTTTTGATACCAAATTCGTTACGGTTTTTGCGAACGCCGGAAGAACAGCACCTAAAACCTCCGGAACTTTTTCTGCAATCATCGGACCTGCTTCCACCACAAACTCACCAATTGTTTCCATCGTAGTTTGAATACGTGGAACGATTTGATTCAATAAGCCGGTTTCTTTTCCCTCTTCCGTAAGACCTTTGCCAAAAATCGCCGTAGATAATCCGCCAAGTGCTTCGCTCAATCCTTCGCCTCTGCCTACTGCGGTTATGACGTTTTGCCATGCTGATGCAGTCGCTCTTCCTGCTCCCTCGATGGTCGTTAATGCTTCTTTTGCCGTAGTTCCGGCAATACCCTGCTCTTCCTGTATTTTTTGAATCGCCAAAACCATCTTATCAAAACCGACATTTGCCAATTCTGATGTGTCTTTCAGCGTTTTTCCTAAAACTCCGGAATCGTTTATCAATTCCAACATGCCTTGAGCAGTACCGGCATAGCCAAGTTTCAGGTTGTCAATCATCGTGAAATTGTTACGGCTCAAACCTAAAATCGCATTTTCTACAAACTCCGCATCTGAACCAAACATGTTCACGTTATCAGAAATAGCCTGCATGGCAATATCTGCCACACGTGCTACTTCATCCATATCGTCACCCATCGAACGTTTCAAAGATGCAGTAATTCCTGAAACGCTCTCCATGTATTCATTTATTGACTTTCCGGATGTGAGGAACGCCTGTGAAGCATAGTTTGCTACAGTTTCTGCACTTTCTTTCCCAAAAAGTTTTTCGATACCACCGGACAACTGTTCAAAGTTTGCATAAGCATCGACCGCTTGTTTTCCGAGTGCTACCGTAGCAGTACCAACCGCTGTGAACGCTACCGCTCCGGCTTTGCCAATACCACCTAAAAAAGTCGAAAGACCACCAAGTTTCCCCTTTGTGCTTTCGACTTTTTCATCAATATCTTTATCGTCTGCGAGAAATTTTACCGCATATTCAAATAATGTACTTGCCATATTATGCCTCCGAAAAATCACCAAACTTGCTTCGTATTCCGTCTATTATTTCTTCGGCTGTTCTGTTTTCATCTATGGTCTTATCTGAAATCAAGTCATAATATCTTACTTTTATTTCACCGCCTAAACTCTTAAAAATACCTTTTAATGAATCAGAAACGTAAATCCTGAAAGCCAAATCCTCATTTTGTGATTTTATCCTAGACTGGACATAATTTAAGAAGCGTTTTAATTCTCTTTTTCCTTTGTATTCTCCATAGCAGAGCCAAAAGGCTTCATTTCCTCCTTCTGACCCTGCGATGTAAAAAGTTTGGATACAGCCTCGTCATTGAAGAAGTCCATCAGCTTTGAAGGCAATGTGAGAAAATCCACGTTTTCTTTGAATTCTTCAACCGGAGTTCCGTCAATAATTGCCATAGCCTCAATGACTTCTTTCGCATGTTTTTTAAGCATTTTCTGCACAATCACGATACGGCTTTCATCATTTCTAAATGCTTTCACAACTTCTTCATCCGTGAGAATCTTACCCACAGGGTCAAGTAAATCTGCAAAAACTTCTATGGCTTTTTCGCCTTTAATCTCTGACAACTTCATTCAATTTTTCTCCTCTTCTAATTAAGATTATGCGTCCATTGAGTAGAACACCATTGGCATAGTATTCTGTGCGTCAATAGATACGTGACCGGTTAATTCAACCGTAATTTGACCTTTTCCGTTCTTTGTAGTCTGAAGTGAAAAACCTCCGGTTGAAAGTGCGTTCTTCAGCTGAACAGCCACTAAACCACCGCCGGCTTTGTCACCGACCCACCAAATATCGGAAAAGTCAGTCTGTTCCAAATCTCTTCTCGGAGTGATTTTGCTTGTAGTAGTCGCATCAATGTCGGCGCATCCGAGTGCAAGTTTGATTGCTTCAGGAGATGTGCCAAGTGCTGTGAAGCCCATTGTACAAGCCCATGAGTCGAGATGTTTTAACTCTTTCATGTTTACAGGACAGTTATCAACATCCTCTCCAAAATCAGAAAAAGTCGGAACGCATGAAACGCTGATACCTCCGGTTGTAGCACAAATAATTGCACTGTCTGCTGGAGCAGCTGGGCTCGCAGGGTCAAACGTTTTAAGCAAAACGCCGGCGTCTAACTGAAGTTCATCAAATGTATTTTCAGGAATAACTGTAAATCTCATATCTTTCTCCTAATAATTTGTCAAAAATTCGCAATTTACGTTGAAATAAATGCGTTTTACCATGTCGTCCGCTCCATCTCTCATTCTTTGAGCAAACGGATTTCCACGATATAAATATGCGTATCCTCTATCAAGGTCTGCAACAACTCCGTCTTTTAGTGCTTGTGAAATTTCATCTGCTTTTTGTGACGCTTCCTCCCATGATGTGCTTCGATACCATACAGACCCTGTAAGCAAAACCGCATAATCCATACTGTCTGTGATAACAGAATATGTGATGTATGGCATTACAGCACCATCAGGAACGGCGTTTTCATCGTAAGCCGGAAGCCCAAAGCCTGACCAAAATTCATAAATGCTTTGCGCCTTATCCATTCGGCAGACTCCATTCTTCCGCACTCACCTGTCGCATATCAAGACCTGCTCTTTTTGGAGTCAAATCATCATCGCCGTCAGAAGTAACACGGAATATTTTGTTATCTCTCAAACGTTTAATTACATCATGATATTGTAAATTCAACGCTCTTGAGGTCGTTATCGTGTATACACCGGTAAAACCATCTTTTTCGGCAATACGGGCTTGCAACGAACTGTTAAGAACAATGGCGCATGATATTTCAGCGCCCTCTGTCCAATTCGTGATGTATCCACCGTAGCCATCAGCAATGATTTCTTTGTTAAGAATCACGCATGATTCCATTGCTTCTTCTAACAGGCTCATGCTTTCCTCCATCTATTTAATTCGTTTGCAAAAGCGCTTTTGAAGCCATTTTCAGACACGCTAGACGTTGAAACACCGTTTTTCGAATAAGAATAGCCCCCAAAACTTTCGCTTGTGTACGGACTTGAAACAGCGTCACCGTATTTGTCTTCCCAATCGGTTATTTTTCCACAAAGGGCAACGACCTGAGGAGGGACAGCCATTGCCCACACAGCGCCATCAAAGGTTTCGTCAGTAAGAGAATCATTCGCCCCAAACTGATGAACCCCATCATTGAAAATGGAACCGACAATTCTGTAATACTGATTATCCAGCAAACCTAAATCGTCTTTCAAAGTTCCATCTTCGATGGTAAACTCTCCAAAATATCGTTTCAGGTCGAACCAGTTATTCAGTTCCTTACAAAGTTCTGTCAGTTCCATTTTTATTCACCTATGCAACGTAAGTATACTTGACAGTTACAGGGCCAGTCGGAGCGGTATCGAATACAATACCCTTGCTGGTCATATGATAACCGGTCGTTACAGCTACGCTATTGTCTTTAACTTCTTCAACTGAAATTACAGGTGAATGAGCGAAATTGAAAGTCTTGCCATCGCTTCCTGCGGTTACAGTTTCAGCGGTAGTGACCTTCGTAGCAGTACCGACATAAACAACGGAAATACCGTCAAGATATTCTGCCCACAGAGTCATACCCATTAAGGCAAAGGATTCACCAACTGCATGTGAGTAGTCGCCATTCGCATGGAAGCCAATCAGATTCGTTTCACCCTGAACAGTGTAGTTCAGACCTAACTGTGCAAAGTCGCTGTCAGACGGGTCAATGTAGTACAGGTCGATATTTTCGACAGGAAGTGCAATTACCATACCCTGCGGAATATCGATATTCGGGCACAGGAACAGAGTGCTGTAACCCATGAAGTTCTGTACATAGTTCAAACCGAAAGCGGTCTGAACAGTAATACCTGCCCCACCGAGATAGGTATACAGGTCGTTGATATTAGCAAAACCGACTACCTCGGTAACAGTTCTCCTCATGGAAGCAAACTTCTCTAAAACATTGCCTTTTGCTTTCGCAAGAGCCATCTGCCAAGTGGTCTCTGAAGAAACCATCGAGCCGGTTTTCAGGAAGTTATAGAAACGAGTTAAAACATTCGACTGTAACTCATTCAGGAAAGCATCATCTGTTCTCTGTACAGCAATGGAAGCACCGTATTTTGCCACAGCTTCGATGGATACGGCTTTCGCATACTTTTCAAGAACGATATCAGCATATGCGACAGGCGCTACTTCAAATTCGGTATACGGAATTTCATCACCTTCAGCTACGGAAGCACCACCCTGCAAAGAAGCAGACTTCATGGATGCTGTATAAGAAACCAATTTTGTTCCAGGGGTCTTGCGAATCGGACGCATGATACCGAGAATCTCACGCAGAGCATCCCAGTTCTTGCCGAAACGAGTAACAAAGTCAAGTTCACGGACAGCAACTGTAATATCATTAGTTACTGTTAAATCGTTTTTGACAGCCATTTAATTTTTTTTCTCCTTTTTCGTTATTTAATACCAAACAATTCGTGATTTTCCGCCATCGCTTTTTGACGTTCGGTAGTGTCTTTGATTTTAAGAATTTCTTCTTTTGTCATTTTTGCACCACCATTGTTCTCCGGCGGATTCGTAACTTTAGCACCTGTTTCAGATTCCTTAACCACATATTCAGCCCATTCTTCTTTGACTTCTTTCAAATGGTCTTTTGCATCCTTAATCTTGCCATCCGAGTCGAGTTCAATTTTATCCCAGCTTGCATATTTAAGAGCCTTTTCGATACCTTTTTCAGAAAGTCCTGCGTCTTTGATGAGTTCTGTATAGGCTGTCTTTTTTGCTTCAAGCGCTTTAGCGTTTTCAACTTCGGCTTTGTACTTTTTGAACTCTTCATTCAGTTCATCGTACTTTGCTTTAAAACCGCCATCGCCTTTTGCTTTCAATGCTTCGAGTTCTTTCTCAACATCGGCTAACTTTTCTGCGTCAGCCTTATAAGCCTTTAACCCATCCACAGTTTCAGTATGAGCGTCAATGATTTGGTCAATCTTCTCGTCTTCGATACCCATTGCTTTGAGCATCTTTCTAGTCAGTGCCATAAAATGATTCTCCTATTCTTCGGTCGCAATTCTTTGCGATTACATCACCATCATTATACAATATTTTGTTTTTTTTGCTATTTTTTTGTTAAAAAAAAGAATGTAGATAAAACATACATTTCAGGAAAACTCCCTATAAATTTTTGCTCTATACAAACTTTTCTAAAATGTAGTCATTATATACATTCTTCATCAATAAAAAATAGAAAAAAGTATAAATAAAAATAATAAATCTTAATTTTTTTTAATTTTCAGATTTTTTCCTTTTCTTAAACTGTTCCTCACTCTCAATGATGATTTCTGTCACTTTTTCATCGTCAATGTCTTCTTTAACAAGAACCTTCCTATCCGCATACATTGAGAGCGCAAAGTTATATTTCATGTATTGCGGAATCTCGACAAGACTGAATTCTTCCTTGTCTATGAAAATTCTCAACTGTTCATACTTCGGTTTGATTTCTTTTAACGTCATAATCTCCTCCTATACGCTTAACAGGAACGTTTCTAGCAATCATTCGCAACATATCGACTTCACACATCACCTTCGGTTTGTTTCGCTCGCAGAAGTCATTTACGAACGTTTCAAATTGAATCAGCAAACATTCAAGGTTAGGATTCATCGTTTGCCCTCGATTTCTTCAAGACATTCGTTCCATCCATCGACTTTGCCACGTGCATAACAAGTGACAAGTTCGTTCTTTATATCGCCCTGCATCTTCAAATTCTTCTTATCCGGCTTATATACAAGCGGACACCAATCCGGTCTTTTGTCTTCCTCAACATCATCCTGAACTTCACGAGCCTTTTTAGCATAGCACCAACCGTCTACCATCAAGTGACATCCGTAACAGTCCGTGGGCATCTCGTCAATTATCAATACTGCTTTCATTCTGTTTCTCCTTATTCTACAAATAGGTCAACGACAGTCCATATTACGAATACGCAAGTAATTATTGCGATAACGCCAGCAAGGAACGATATTACGTTTTCTGTGCCGAATTTTTCACAAGCACTATTCAACGTTCGTATGGCAACAAGAATCGCAATTATTACTTCTGCGGTATATATCGCAACTATGTGTTCCCTTTTCATTCTGTTTCTCCCAAGATTTCATCAAGACAAGCATTCCAACCACTTTTACGAAGAGACATATTACCAAACTCATTCGGTGGCATTTTTTGTGGTAATGATTTAAGAGGATGATTTCCACCTTTCCTTATAGTTTTATATTCGCCTTTTGTATGGACACAATAGTCTATCAGCAAATCATTAACATCCAATTCATTTGGAATATCAATTACAAATACGGCTTTCATTCTTCAACCTCAACCCAATCAGGTGAATCCATCACCTCTTTATACCATTCAAGGTTTTCATAAACACCGCCATCAATCATTCTTGCGACATTTCTTGCAGTAGCCCCAAGTGAGTTCATAGCATTATTCGCAGTTGATATTCCGCCATTCGTCCACGTCAGAAGCACAAACTCACAGGTAGTGTACTTGCTTCTTCTGTACTTCTTCAATTCAATATCGGCAATGTCTGAATACTTTATTCTCTTGTAGATTTCCGCAAGGTCTTTCACCATTGCTTTCTTTCCTACAAAGTCATTCGTGTACATTCTTCAACCACTCCTTCATTTTTTCAACATAATCAACATCAAAAAGCCAATTTATCGCTACACGTTCAACCCACAAGAACCCTATGAGTGCAATGTGGGCACAAATATCCAAGATAAAAAACGCACACGCTTTGAGCAACGCCATAATCATAAGAACATCTCCTCAAAACTCTTCATCATTTCATCGTATTTCGAGATTGAATCTCCAAATAAGAGGTCAAAAGCGGTAAAACCTTTTGGAGGCTCAATCCCGTTCTCTTCCTCAAGCTGTTCAATCTTCTTCACGATGTTATTGAGCGATTCAGCGTATTGCTTATTATTTATAAGCCCTACGGTTTTGTGTGAGTCGAGCAGGTCTATCTGCTTTCTCAAGTTTGCTATCGTGTCAAGCGTTTCCATTTTCTTTTCTGTTAAAAACATATTTCCTCCTTTATTTTCCAAATACTTTTCTAATTTGAAGCAGGGTGGCTACTCTGCACAGTTCATTCGGTTTTCGCCACCCTTCTATTCCAAACAGCGGTGAATGAGGAAGACGCACTTCAGAGGGGATAGATTCGTCCGCCTCGCTGTCAGAACCAATCAAGAAATCAATTAGTGCAGGGTTTTCGGCACGTTCCGCCTTTGACGGCGGATTCAGCCGGTACGATTCCTGCAAATACGCAAGTGCAAACATCGTGATGATAAGCAAAGCGCCTACCATCGCAATTGCCATTTTAACAATACCTTGGACGATAATTTTCGCAAGGCTTTTCTTCTTCTGTTTCTTCATCATACTCCCTTTCTCCTTCAAAGTATTCGTTTCCACATGCACACCAATCTTCATCAGGGTCGCAGTCCATGATTCCACGACATGCGCCGGCTCTATGTCTACGCAAAGCACAATCCTCGCAACAATCACATGCGTATTTGAACATATCAGTATTCCTCCGGAAACAGAATCGTTGTTACGCTTCTGTCACGTTCCGTGATAATCCAAACCTTATCACGACCGCCGGCGTTCATTCCTTTTGGAATGTTATATGATGCAAAGAGACGTTCGCCGTTTTCAAGCGCCCAATCGTTTTCTTTCAAATCCTCTTCGCACATCTCACCCCAATCTGCGTTTAGATACCTTTGGAACAGGCTTTCAAGGACAAACGTGTCAAACGTATAATACCGTTTTCTTGCTCCGCTTTTCAGTACCTCGTTCACACCATGAGTCATTACAATCTGTCCGGTTTCAAACTTCTTCATTTGCTTTTCTCTCCTCCTTTATTCTACTTTCGTAACAGACCAGCTTCCGCCGTAATTCTCGATTCTAAATTTGATACCAAAAGGATATTCCGTATCGAAATATACATAAACAACATCGTCAAGGTTTTCAATATCGTAGTCGGTGATGTCTTCGCTATTGTTCGTGATTTCCCAAGCCTCTCTCTCAATATCGGCTACTACATTCTGTCTAACAGTCGACCAATCTCCAAGCAAACGATATTCCATTCTTTCCCTGACTTCAAAGACCAATTCGCTATTTTCATCTGTAAACATTCTTTCTGACATCTCGTGTTCCTCCTCTTTTTTATCTTTTTTAAGCGTTTTTCTTCATTAAAGTATCAAAATATCTTCTCGAACTAGCAACAGCCTCTTCGTAACTTCTCTTTTTCCACTCTTCACTAACTTTTGAATTAACAAAAGCGGTAGCCTCTAAACCTTGCTTCATCGTCAGTTTTCCGAGCAACTGATAGTGTGCAATAGCACCGCATAAGTTTTTATACTCATCATACGTTTTAACGTTTTCGAGTTCTCTTTCCAAATCACCGATAAACCAATTAAATTTTTCTTTCGACATCTCGTGTTCTCCTTTACTTTACAACTTAATTATACTGCTTATCCCGTCATAAGTCAATATTTTCTTTAACTTTTTTTAATTTTTTTTAACCATTTATTTGCGCAAATAAAAAAAGGTCTTTATTTGACCTTTCCCAATTCGTTTTTTATTACAAATTGATATTCCTTCATATGTTGCTCGACCGCCGGTTTCAAATATGGTCTTGGTGCCATTTTTGAAGTCCCAAGTTCAATATATGGTGCATACTCCACGTTTGTGCCAATGTAGACAGCCTTTTCTCCGGCTTCTCCCATCGTTCCGTTGTATCCGCCAAATCTGACTTCGCCGGCGTTTTTTGAACGTGCGCTTTTTCCGGTTGAACCTTTGTCGGCGTGATAGTTCCGTTTCTCTCTTGGTACTGGCTGTCCGCTTAACGCATAAGT